AATTGGGACTAGGGCGCAAAAGCTGAATCTTGATGTGCAAACAATGCAGGCAACCGTTGCAGAAAAACTGTCAAACATTCAAAAGAATTTGACCGAATTACCAGCCGATACTAGAAAGCTAGTAAACGAATCAGCGGTAATAGCAGCTGCCTCAAAGCAATCAGCAAATCAATACAACGACCTTGCAAAACGCCTGGACGCTGCTGGTGGTGGTTATGGCGTGTTTAGTAGCGCGTCTGAACTTGTTAAAAGAGGCTTAGGGCTTCAGGGTGGATTGTCTGAACTACGGCAAGAATACACACGAATAAGAAACTCAGCGGCTATTAAATCTCTTCCGCCTGGAGTAGCAACGGACAAAGATATTGAGCTTGCGTTAAAAGGCATACCACCAGAAAACGCTGATGCAAAAACAATGGCAAGGTTCTTGCGTGGCATGGGAAAGATGCAAGACCTAGAGGCATCAGTTGCAAATGCAAAAACAGACTGGCTAGCGCAAAACAATGGAACTCTTACGAGGGCAAGGGATACGTTTATTGCCGGAGACTATGCGACAAAGCCAGGAGAAAGTTTCGGTGACTTTTCGCAGCGAGTTGCTGTAGACATTGCTAAAAAGTACCGTTCGCCTGAACAAATTGCAGAAGAAAGAAGGCAGACTTCTATTTCGCAAATCCCAACTAACCAAACTCCTACACCACCAGCGCCTGCACAAAACGTGCGTTCTCAAGCTGATGCAATTTTGCGCGGAGGTCGCTAAATGGCAACAGCCGATGAATACGCAGCGTGGATAGTCAAAAATTCAGCAAAAAGAGGAACACCAGAGTTTGATACAGTGGCTCAAGCATACGAACTTGCTAAGTCCGAAGAAACCACAGCCACTACTCAGCAACAGATTGCGCCTACACCACAAGAACCAAGCATTGGGCAGAAAATTGTGGGGGCTGGTGAAACTGCGCTATCTTTACTTACCGGAGCAACTGGCGGCGTAGCGGGAACAATTGCTGGCGCTGGTTCAGGCATTGCACAACAAATCCTATCCGGTCAATTTGGTACGCCAGAAGCCATGCAGGCGGTGCAACAATCCGCAGCCAAAGGCGCACAGGCTCTTACTTATCAACCACGAACAGAATCAGGACAAGCACAGACGCAAGCTGTTGGACAGGTTTTGTCTAATGTCCTGCCTCCTGTTTTGCCAATGATTGCGGCTCCTGGTGCGATCATGCAGGCAACACGCAGCGCGGCTCCTATAGCTCAAGTAGTTGGTCAGCGCGGGGCAAACGCAGCGCAGCAAGCAGCCAGGACAACAAGCCAAGCCATAGCCAAGCCAGTGCAGGCGGCTACTACCGCTGTTCGTGAAACTTTTGGCATTGAACCTGCGCCTGCAACATCAGGAGGAATCAGAGGTTCAATAGGCGCTCAATCAACACCAGAAGCTTTAAGAAGAGTTACAACGGCTGAAAGTCTTAGAGTTCCGGTAACGCTTACCAAAGGCGCAGCTGAACGAGAAGCCGGACAACTTGCTTTTGAAAAAGAACAAATCAAAGGTGAATTTGGTGCTCCGCTTCGCAGTCGTGCTGAAGAAAACAACCTGCAAATACTGCAAAACTTTGATGCAGCTATTGACGCAACCGGAGCTGAGGCGGCTTTCGCTGGCCCTTCTGCGACTGGAGGATCTGTTGTAAACGCTTTGACCAATGGTTACGCAGCAGCAAAGAATAAAGTGCGCGTGGCATACAAAAATGCAGAAACCGCGGGAGAACTAGAGGCTCCAGTTACGCATACCCCATTAGCGCAATTTATAAATGAAAGTGAACCGGAAGCCACAGTTGCACCTATTCTGAATGTTGCAAAGAACAAAGGCATTCAACTTGGTTTATTGATTGAAAACGATGATGGCACTGTTTCATCAGCGCCCAGTAGTCTAAAAAACAGCGAGTTACTGCGCAGAAGTATTAATAATGCAATTGGAATTGATCCAACCAATCAATTGTTTGGTGGAAAATTAAAAATACTTATTGATGCAGATACAGAGAATCTGGGTGGGAATCTTTATAAGCAGGCTCGTGCGCTTAGGGTACAGCAAGCAAATAAATTTGAGAATCGCGCAATTGTTGCGAGACTGATAAAAAACCGCCGTGGCATGAAAGACCCACAAGTTGCAATAGATCAAGTTTTTCAAAAGTCTATTCTTGGTGGCTCTCCTGAAGAAATAACATTCTTAAAGCGAGTCCTGCTTACAAGTGGCAAAAGTGGACAGCAAGCATTTAAAGAATTACAAGCAGCCACGATTCAACACATTAGAGATCAAGCAACCAGCGGAGTAGGTACAGATAGCGCAGGCCGCGCACTTGTATCTCCTGCCAAGCTAAATCAAATAGTTTCTCAACTGGATAAAAATGGCCGTCTTGATGTAATTTTTGGCAAACAAGAAGCCGAAAGAATGCGCGATCTAAACGAGGTCGTTAAATACGTTACAACAGTACCGCCTGGAACGCTTGTTAATAGCTCAGGAACTGCTGGAACTCTTATGGCTGCAATGGCTGAAGCCGGAGCAACTGGTGCATTAACTGGTTTGCCTTTGCCTATTGCATCAGGAGTGCGCCAAATCATAAAAATGAGACAAGATGGCCGCACGAAAGCAAAGATCAATGAAGCTTTAAACGCATTGCCCATTGTTGAACCTTAAACTTATTAATTCAGGAGTTTCAAAAAATGTCAGCACTTAGCGTACAAGTACCATTCCCAGTATTTCAAGACCGAGACGGTCAGCCTTTAGATAATGGATATGTCTGGATAGGAACAGCAAATCTAAACCCTCAAACAAACCCGATTACGGTTTATTACGACTCAGCTTTGACTATTGTTGCTGCCCAACCTCTTAGGACAATAAATGGCTATGTGTCGCGCTCAGGTTCACCAGCTCAAATTTATGTGGATGGGGTTGGCTTTAGTATCCTTGTCCAAGATGGCAAAGGCTCGATGGTTTACAACTTTGCGGATGGAACTGGAATAGGCCCAAATGCGAACGGAATAATTTATGATCCGGCAGGCACAGGGGCTGTGGCTACAACCGTTCAGACAAAGCTGCGGGAAAATGTAAGTGTTAAAGATTTTGGTGCTGATCCTACGGGAACTTCCTTTAGTACAACCGCTATTTTGAATGCGATTATTTCACTTAGGGCAAATCCAGTAACTATCCTTGACACCATTGGTGGCAGCAACATTACTGCATATTCATCTGGAGTTGTAAATTTTCCACCAGGGATATACAAAATTTCGTCTGATACTCTGCAAGTATATCAAGATTTAGGATTAACACTTAAAGGCTCAGGAAGCCGGAGAACAAACAATGCTGTAAGAGCATCTACAACTTTGTTAATTTCTGGCACGTCAAGTGGCTTTGGTATTCAAGCCTATCGCAGCGGTGGACGGGGGTTGACGCTTGAAGACATGGATATTTGTTACGAAAATGCTAATTTCACGGGAAGCGTTTTAGATGTTTACGACTGCCCTGGGGTTACAGCTAATAGATGTTTTTTTGGAACTTATGGTTTAACAGGTGCTACTCGACTACAAACAGCGGCAGCGTGTTTACGTAGCACATACGATGAATTTATGCATTTTAATAATTGTGTGTTTGACGGTGCTGCTTTGGGGTGGTGGTCTGATGATATTAGAGTTTTTGATGCCAATACTTTTGGTGGATCACTGACAAAATTTGATTCTTGTGTATTTTATGACTGCAAAGACAACCATATTTATCACGGTGGGACAAGAACAAGAACTGGGCTTGTTATTAGTAACACGGCATTTAATCCAATCTCGGTATCCCCGACAAGCACTTGTTTAAACATTGACAACGTAGAAGCCCTAGAAGTTTCCGGTTGCGGTTTTGCCGCATCTGTGTCTAACGCTCCTGCTGTGCAGTGGCTTCGCGTTACAAACTGCACTGGCAGTTTGCAATCAAACTTTGTTGATGATTTGGCTCCAGCAGGTCAAGTTTCTGGAATGCTAGATATTACGGGTAACAGATTTGCAGGAACCAATGGCTTAACCGTATTGAGTGGTGTGATAACAGGTAAATCAAATGAATTTAGTGCAGGCACTTACGGATGGATTTTTGCTCCGACCGCTGCGCTTAGTTTTGAAGTTGGCCCCGACCTATTTAAAGCGCCACTGACAAACTCTTACAGAATTGCCGCCGATTCTGCATTTTTGGCTGGGATGATTCATTACGACTCCGCATCGGATGCTTCTTCAAGTAAGTTCACAAATGCATCTGGTCGTGTTTCTATTCAAAATGTAGATGCAAAAACTTTTTCTGTTGCAAGCACGCCGTACACAGTTTTGTCAACGGACACAAACCGAACAATACTTGCAACTGGTGGCTCAAACCAAGCATTCACTTTGCCGACACCAATACCCGGCACTACAATAACTATTACAAAAATATCAAGCGTAGACCTGACGGTAACTTGTGCTGGCGGTACAAATTACTACGGTCAAAATTCTTCCGCGTTAACCGTTGCAACTCTTTCAGGTGCCGCAATGGGTAGTTTGACTTTACAGGCTTACGCTACGGTTGGTTGGTTGGTTAAATCACAAGTAAATACATGGATCTATTCATGACTTTAACCATACCACACCAACTGATGTTTGGCTACTGGGGCGCTGCGGTTACCCCTTGGCTTATGATCCTATCATCAAAGCACAAAGACAACGCAGCCCTAATTGCGCACGAGAAATGCCATCAGGAACAGCAAAGAATAGATGGGACTTTTACCTTTTGGTATCGCTACATAACAAAGAGGTCATTTCGCCTAAGTTATGAGCTAGAAGCCTATAAAGTGTGGTTAAAAATATCTCCAAAAGATGCCTACATGGTGTCTTTATGGCTTGCTAATAACTACAATCTGGGCTTGTCTTTTGATAAAGCTGTAGATTTACTATCCGAGAGCTAAATATGACACCCGAACAACAATCAGCATACGAAGCAACAATAGCGGCAGTAGGTAGTAAAGCGACTTATACGGGAGCCGGGGCCACAATATTCGCTTGGATGTTATCAAGCGAGTTTGGCATTCTGTTAGGCATTTTGATGGGTTTTGGTGGATTTATTGTCAATTGGTACTACAAACACAAGCAGGATAAACGGGAAGAAATCGAGCACGCGCGCAGAATGGGCATGTACGAATGAGGCACCCACGCACCGCTATAGGCGCTTTGTCGCTGTCTGCTGCTGCGCTAGTCGCTTTAATCTTGCATGAGGGTTGGACAGACAAAGCCGTGATTCCGGTTAAAGGCGATGTGCCCACAGTCGGCCCGGGGCTTACCAAGCGAACCGATGGTAGTCCGGTTCAGATGGGCGACACGATCAAACCCGTTGAGGGCATTCAACGCAGCCTCGCTCACATCCAAAAGAGCGAATCAAAAATCAAACAGTGCGTTACAGCACCACTGCATCAAGTTGAATACGACTTAATGATCGATTTTGCGTATCAATACGGCGAATCAGCACTGTGCAAAAGCAGCATTGTCAAGCTGGCAAACGCTGGAGATTACGCTGGGTCTTGCAAAGCATATGAACGGTTCCGATTTGTTGGTAAACCACCACGCGACTGCTCTATCAGATCAAACGGATGTTATGGTGTTTGGATACGCAGCCAAGAACGTGCCAAAAAATGCATGGATGTGCAATTATGACTCCTGAAAAGTACAACGACTTAAAAAAACCACTTGTACCGTTCAGAAAGATCACCAGCGCAGCCGATAATCGAATGCGCAACCGAACAGCCAAGCAGCAGCTTGCAGATGCGCTGGAGGATCTCAAAGGCCCGGATGAAATACCCGATGATGATGCTGACGATGCAGGCTTAAAAAGGTACAACTAAATGATAATCCCAGATTCCGCACCAATGGTTCCGATCACTACGTACTTGCTAAATGCAATCCCGTACATACCACACTACATCAAGCCCAAAGTGTACGTATCCCCCGGTGGTGCGACGATGACCCAAAAGCAGCTTATCGTACTTAACGCCACTCCGACAACTATGATGCTGTGGCCTCGCCGCTGGTGCGCTGAATGATCCCTTTACCGCTTATCTCTGCTCTTATTGCTGGCGCTATTTCAGGCGCTATTTCAGGCGCTGGAGTATGGGCGTATCAAGCAAACAAGTACGACGCACAGATTTCTACGATCCGGCGCGACCAAGCTATAGCCGCTCTTAACCAACTGGAGATAGCCCATGCTGAGACAATCGCCCTACAGACAAAAGCCGACACCGCCGCCCGCAAACACGCCGCCCGTTCGGCAAAGATGGCCGATGCTGTCCGTCTTGCTAGCATTGAGCGTGACAAGTTGCGCGACGACCTCGCCGCCAGTGCCCTGCGTTTGCCAGACGCTTCCTGCGGTTCCGCTCGCAACTACGCTACAACCCTCAACGAGTTATTCAGACAATGTACGGATCAGCTTAGAGCAGTGGCGGGCCAAGCTGACGGCCACGCCGCTGACTCCCTGATGCTTCAAGAGGCTTGGCCTAAGTAACAACAATCTCAAAATGTTTAGCCTTTAGGTTAGGTACAGTTGGCACTCTTACAGAAGAAACATCTTCGGGATATTTCTTGATTTCTTTAATCAGTTTTTCCGTTATTTCTTTGCGTATCGCGTCCATCGCAACATCATCTTTTACAGTTGATAGTTATGCCGCAAGATTACGCCCCAAATATGGCCCGTGTCGTTGCTCTTGAAAATGCCAACATAAGCGCCAGCAGAGGTCATGCAATGGAGGTGCGTATCGTTCTCGCCGAATGCAATCAAATCTCCGCCACCGTAAACAGTACCTTCGGGTAACGTTAATGGGCCGCGCTCTATTTGTGACCTGTTTGGGTTTGGCTTGAAGTCTTCACCAACCATTTCAATGTTCATTGTTCCGTTCATTTTTCTTCCTTTCGCCGTCACCGGCATAACTGATCATTCAAGAGCGGATGCCTTCGGCCCCGCTTAATTTGGCGATATAGATCCGGCTTGCTTACTGTGAATTATTTATCGTTGCTCAAAAGCACATCCCATCGGTAAACAAAATTGTCTAGGTCAATTCGATACATTGAAACTTCACATACTTCAAATGTTCTGCTCATGATTTAAACCACTTTCTGATTCGTTCAAACAATGTTGGTTTTGGTTTGCTTTCAAAGAAATACCAAACTAACGGTGGACTCCAATCAGTTATTTCCGTAATAACACCGTTTCTATCTCTACAAATTTTGCGAGCCTCAAAGCCAAAACCAAAACGTTTTGGATTAGCAACCATGCGTTCTTCAGTTTCGCACCAACCATACAAAACCTCAACATCAACGTCAACGTCAAACTTAATCATGATTGAAACCGCGATGGTGTAAACGCAGCAAAAGCAAAGCTGCGAGACATAGATACTGGCGGCACATAGGACACTAGCTTATCACCAACCCGGCTCGGAATGTCGGCTGCATCTTCAGCGCCCGCTCTGGGTGACTCCCATTTTGTAGGACTGTATGTTCCGGTCGTGCTGCTTCGGTGTGGCACCTTCTGTGGTACGTATGTGTCCTTTGGCTTGACTGGCACAACGGGAGCCACGTAAGCTCTCAGAAAATACTGCGTTGGGCCATGTGGTGGGCGATAGTGCTTGATTAACCCACGTCGCAGCAAACGAGTGATGGCATAAGTAATGTCTTTCTTTTCGACTTCCAGTGAGTCCGCTATCTGCTCGCATGTTGCACCTGGTTGCTGATCTATTTCTCTTAATACTGTTTCTGTTATTGACATAGCAACCGATAAAGTGAGATTAATACAAAGACCACGATGCTGATAAAGGAGGCTATCAGCAAGCCGTCCATACAAAGTTCAAACCAATCATCATTGTCCATTCGTGTCTCCGTCCATAAACTTAGGCAACCCCTGCCAGTGAGTCCAATCATCTCCGATGCAAATACGGCCTATGGTCGCTACACCATTCTTGCTGTTTATTAACAAAATCCTTACGCCCTTCGGCGTGTTTGCGTCAACTGGTATCCAATATACGGACTGATTCACGGCAGCAGTTTTGCTGTTGTTAATTTTGATTAGTTTGCTGGTCATGATCTAGCGTCTAAATATATTCCTACTTGATCTAAGCTTGAACTTTGTGCCCGAGAAGTAAAACGAAAGTTGCTTGTGGTCATGATTTCTCCTGCGGTGTTTGTGCTGGGGGTGCGGCGGTGAAAAGCGCACGAATTGGCCATGTCCCGTCAAGTGCAGTGTCGGCGTGGTGCTTTTCGTTTATAAAAGAGTTCCAGTTTCCGTCACGGCTTTGATACTGATAACAGGCTGGCTCCCCCGGCTTCAGCGCAGCCTCAAGTGCCTGCTGATGCAGCTTGCCAACAATCTCATGTTGCTCAATGCTCGTCTTCAACAAAGTTTGTAGCTCTGCGTTCTCACGTTCAAGCTGTTCGATGCGCTTGTTCGCGTTCGTCAGGGCTTCGCCCATTTGTTGACCAGATTCATCTCTGACCATTTCCGCAATCACCCCTGCAAAAATCAACATGCTTGTGCGGGTTACGTACATTTTGTCGGCAGTGGGAAACTCAAAAAAGGCTTCAGCCTCGATTTCAATTCGATTTTTGTCGATCATTTTTTATACCTCCGTTGCTGCGAGTGCGTCATCTTCAAGAGAATGAAACTCTCCCATTGCTTCGGCGTAGTCTCTCGATATTGTCAAAGCCTCCCTCAACGTCTTTATTGCAGCGTCTTGTACTGATATTGCGTAAGTGCTTTCACCAGACACGCCAACAGTGGCAGTCAGTTCGTCAGCTAATTCAAGGGCGTTCATTTCTTTTCCTTTACATCAATGACGTGTAAGTTTTGGCACATATAGCGCCTATAGCCGCCCTCGGTATTTACTTCAGGTGCCAGTGGTAGGCCGCAGTTTGGGCAGTGCAAAAGTGATGCAGAGGTCATTTTGAATCCTTCACAAAAGTCCCATCAGACAAAAGATGACCCTTACGATCTTTGATCTCATCGTAAGCAAGCTCCAAACAATTTGTAAGATCAATGTCCTTCATTGCGCAGTAGTTAATCAAGCAAACTACAACATCACCAACGCCATCTTTTATTTCTGGCATGTTGTTTTGGCTTTCCGCTTTAAACAGTTCGGCCAGTTCTTCGAGGGTTTTGTTTAGCTGGGCTTGGGGTGTTGCGTGCTGCAAGATTCCGCGATCTGTTGACCACTGAAGTACGAGTGTTTCAAGTTTTGCAAAGCTCATGATTTATTTCTGTTGATTTATTTAATAGCTATACGCTGATTTTGAATAATGCGAGCACCTGGAACTTCACGGCCTGTTTCAATTGCTGCTTTTAACAGTGATTTACTGACCAAATATTTAGGCACTAAAAATTCTTCTGGTACTTGAGCTTCATCAAAAATTTCAACGCTGGGCGGATTTGTTCGCAATGAGATTGAAAATAAAGGCGCTTCAATCTTTGTTATTCCCGTTTGCGTCATGTGATATTGCAGGTATTCATGCAACCCGGCTGCAATACGTTCTCTTTTTTCTTTCAACAGCTTCAACCTTTTTAACTCAGCCTCAATCGCTGGTATGTCTTTTGTAATCTGGCGACAAACCATTTCAATATTTTGAGCTTTAATGGCGAAGTCATCAACAAGGCCGGATGCTTCTATCGTGTCTTGCACAGTCTGAGCGTCTAAGTCCATATCGCTTAGTTGATTTGCAAGCTGTTGGTATTGCGTAGACAGTTCGTAAAGTTTGGTCATAAAAAACCGCCATCAATGTTGCGGCTCCGTTTTAAGTAAAATATGCTTCTAGCGCTTTACTGGCAAGCGTTGTTTGCTATCAAAAGGGAATATCGCAATCAATGGAAGATGCAATAAGACAAGCCTCCAACGCAAAGCCAATCGGTGTTTATCAATATACAAAACAACAGTTAGCGGTTATGGATGATTGCCGCAAACGTATGGAATCTTGCGGCGCTTTACTTCCGTCACACTGGGAAAATACAAGCGCATACGATATTTCACAAGCAGCAATTGACGCAGTGAGGAATTTCAAACCATGACAAACCGATTTATGAACGTAGCGATAGTTTGTGCCATTCTTGCAACGATGGCAGGCATACAAGTCTTAGATGCTAAAGACTTTGAGAGCGAAGCAGATGCAGAGCGAAGAGACTGGATGTATGCCGTCCAACACTGCCACAGAGCATACGGTCCTCAGACATCGCCAGAATACGATGATCAAAATATGCTCGTGTGCGTGTCGCGCAGTGGCGATGTTTTGCCATTCTTGGAGCTGTCAAAATGACAGACAAACAATTTTTTTCAAACCTGCTTTACAACGCTTACATGTCGGATCTACTGACCGATGATGAAGTCGTTGAGGCATGTTTTCGTTTGAATATCTTTTACCCACCGGAACAACACCATGAAACAAATAGCGTCAGCGCTGGTGAAAGCTCAAACAGCATTCGGGCCAGCGCTCAAAACAGCAACTAACCCGCATTTCAAGTCACGGTACGCTGATCTTTCAGCATGTATCGAAGCAGTTATTGATTCACTGAACGCAAATGGCATCTTTCTTGCTCAACCCACGCACGAAAATTCAACGGGCGTAACAGTTGAAACGCTGTTCATTCACGAGTCAGGAGAAACGCTTTCATGCGGGAGGCTGCACGTTCCAGCAAGCAAGCAAGACCCACAAGGATATGGTTCAGCTCTAACCTATGCTCGCAGGTATTCGCTAATGGCAGCGTGCGGAATCGCGCCAGAAGATGACGATGGCAACGCAGCCAGAAACAAGCCTCAAGCCGACATTGCAGCAATTATGAAGAGCATTTCAAGCTCTTTCGATTTAAACATTTTGAGAAGCAATTACGAAGCAGCAATGCAAATGCTTGACACATCACACCATGCAGCTATAACAAAAGCTACAAACGACCGTAAACGGCAACTTCAATCAAAGCAAGAGCAAGTTCTTAACTCAGTAGTAGACGAAAGCAAATACCAATGACTCAATACGACAACACAAACCGAGGCGCGATCTTTAAGAATGATCGCAAAGAGAAAGATACACATCCAGACTACAAGGGAAGTTTGAACGTTGAAGGTGCGGAGTACTGGGGGTGCGGCGGTGAAAAGCGCACGAATTGGCCATGTCCCGTCAAGTGCAGTGTCGGCGTGGTGCTTTTCGTTTATAAAAGAGTTCCAGTTTCCGTCACGGCTTTGATACTGATAACA